GATGGTGAAGCTCGCGGTGAGCACCTGGACGCCCTCCTTGCCCATGAGGGTGAGGAGCTTTTTGGAATGGACGGTGGCTCCCTCCTGCGCCGTGGCCGTCAGGGACCTCTCCGTGGTGACTTCGGCGTCGCCCGCAACAATCGCCACCAGCTTATGCGCGGCACGGTCGTAAGTGATGGAGGTTCCGTCCGCGAACTGCTTGGCGAAGACATCCTGCCCGGCAGCCTCCGGCACGCCGTCCGCCTGGGAGAAGAGCGAGCCCAGGGCAAACCCCTGCTCCTGGCCGTAAGGCAGAAACAGGGCCAGCATGTGCTCGCCCACGTCCGGCATCTGGTAATCCTTGTCCTTCAAAGTCTTGCGCTGGAGCACGGGAAGATCGTGCGACACCAGCCCGTCCGCGTCGCCCAGTTGCAGGCGCACCGTGCCGCGCGTCGGGTCGGTGGACACCACCACGCCTGGGCGCAGCATTCCGGAAATCTGCTGCTCGAGCATGCGAACCCGCCGCTCCAGTTCAGCCAGCTGACGCATCTCCGCCTCCCAGTGCCGTTTTCAGGGTTATCTCCACACCGTAGCCGCCGCCGGAATCCAGCGAATGACGCGCGGTGTCGATCATGTAGGGGCGGTCGAAACGCCCGAAACCGCCCACGGAGATGGTCAGCCCCGCGCGCAGCCCCGGATCGCCGACCAGGGTGAAGCGTCCCTCGAATTCGGCGCGGTCGCGGTCGCGCACTGCCGTCTCGGCACGGTCCTGGCCGTTCTCCAGGGGGTCCACCCGGCGGTTCACCTGGAGCTTCTCCCCCTTGCCCTTGCCTGCGGCGACGTAGGTCCGCGTCTGCTTGGAGACGGCATCGTGGAAGGAGACCTCACCACCGCCGCCGAACGTGCCTTGCGTCTTCTGCTTGAGGGAGAAAGTCTTGATGTCCGAGCTGCCCCTGGTGAGCGTGCCGGACGGGGCCTGGGCGTCCAGCGTGTCGCCGGACACGAGCACGAGCTTGTCCCCGGTGACCTTCAGGCGCATGCCGCGCGCTTCGGCCTGCTCGCGCAGGAAGCCCAGGTCGGAGATCTGGCGCTGGTCCATGCGCTGGAAACGGTGCGCCGGGCCGTCGTAGTAGAGTTCCAGCCCGTGCTCTTTGGCGATATCCCCGGCCACGGTTTCCAGGGAGGCGTTCTCCCAGGCGCGGCTCTTGTCCTCCTGGCGAAGCGAACGCGTCACCGAGGCGGACACGGCCTTGAGCTCCACCACGTCCGGCGGCCCCTTGAGGTCGATCTCGTCCAGGGTGAAGGTGCCGCACTCCAGGACCATGGGCGCGGCAGCGTCGCCAGCCCAGTGCTCGCACTCCAGCCGGGCCGTGATCCTGGCACCCTTCTCGGGATACCAGCCGCCCTTCCAGAGGTGCTCACGGTCCTCGAGGGTCAGGGCGATCTCGTCGGACTTGCCGTGGGCGTTGTCCGTGAAGGAGAAGCCGACCACGTAGGGGGCGATGTCCTGGGAGATGTCCCGGTTTTCGTAGGAGATCACCAGCCGGGCGCGACGGGCCTTCACCTCTGCCATGGCGGAACCTCCACGGGCGTGGTGATGCGGGGGATCACCGGCACGGTCAGGACCACACCTGCCGGAAAGATCAGCGTGCGCTGGTGGACGCGGTTGGCCTCCACCAGATGGTGGAACAGCGTCTCCACGCCCCACAGGCGGTAGGCCAGCATGTCCCAGGTTTCGCCCTGAAGGGTGGTGACGGTGCTAACCGGCATAATTCACCCGCTGCTGGTCGTGCATGGCCGCTTCCAGGATGGAGGGCAGCTCGCGCTTGAGCTTGTCTATGGCGTCGGTGATGCCCTTCTCCACGGACTGCATGCCGGTGATGCTCAGGTTCACCGTGACGGACACCGGGCCGGAACCGCCGGAGAGCCCCGGAACTCCGGACGCCGCCGAAATGCCGGGAACGCCGGGCGGCATGGCTCCGGCGAGTTCTTTTTCCGCCTGGGCCATCTGGGCATCCATATCTGGAGACAACGACGCGCCCGGTTCCGGCATGGACGCAGCCACCACGCCGGGCTTGGGCATGCCCTGCGCCGCGCCGTCCTCTCCTGCTGCGGGAGCCTCGTCCGCGCCGACGCCCATGATCTGCTTGAGCTTGTTCCAGCCCAGCTTGCCCGCGATGTTGGATATTTTCTCCCACAGGCCGTCAATGAACTCCCTGAACGGCTGGCAGGAGGAATAGAGCCAGGTGAACACGCCGCCCAGAGCCATGAGGCCCTTCACCAGCCAGCCCACGGGGTTGTTGGCCATCACCAGATTCAGGAGCTTCATGGCTCCCGTGGCCACCCAGACGGTTCCGGCCAGCATGCGTGAGCCCACGGCAGCGCCGATGGCCAGGGCGCGATGCCAGGCCAGGGAGATGTTGGCGGCCAGCACCGAGGGCCGGAAAAAGTTGAATACCGCGCTGGCGGCCAGAAGGCCGTCCTTGAGAAACGTCAGGGCGAATCCTCCCCCCAGGGTCACCAGACGCAGGGTGACGAACCCGGCGGCAGCGCCGAACAAGAGCGAGGTCAGGCCGGGAAACTGCTGGGCCAGACCGGACACCCAGCCAGCGCCCACGGCCATGGTGTTCAACAGGCTCGTGAGCGGCGGCAGCACCGTGGCGCCCAGCACGATGCCCAGGTTCCCGGCGCTGATCCGCAGGGCCTTCAGGCTCTCGGTGGCCGTCCTGCGCATGTTCTCGAAGTCCTTGTCCACCACGCCGGAGGCCCCCAGGGACTTGTCCTTGATGCGGCGGTAGTCCTGCATGTTCTGGATCATGGGCATCAGGAACTGCTTCACCTGCATGTCCCCGAACAGTTCGCCCATCTTGAAGGGGTCCCCGCCGGTCTTCTCGTTTATGAGCCCCACCAGATACTCCAGGGGGTTCAGGCCCTTGGCCATGGCCGTTTTGAGGCTCTGCTCCAGGTTCACCCCGAACTTGTCCTTGAAGTTCTTCACGGTGTCCGGCGAAGTGGCCTTGGCCAGGAAGTTCTTGAGGTTGGTGGCGGCTTCCTCCGGATTGGCCGCGCCCTTCATGGCCACCTGCAGGGCGGACGCCAGGGAGGCCGCGCCCTCCTTGCCCTCCATGTTCAGGCTCTTCATGTAGGCGGTGAGGGCCGGAAAGTGCTTGGCCATGTCTTTCAGCTCGAAGCTGCCCTCCTTGCCCGCCTGGGCCAGGATATCCATGACCGCAGGAAGATCGGCCTGGACAACCTTCAGGTTGTCCATGAGCGAGAAGCTGGCGTTGGCGATGTCCTCAATGGATGCCTGGGCAGCGGTGGCCGTCTTGCCGATGACGCTCATGGCCGCCTGGGCCTGGGTGGGGTCCATGCCCTTGGCCAGCATCACCTTGAAACCGGTGAGCACCTCATCGGTGGTCTGGTTGGTCTGGCGCGCGATGTCGCGCACGGAACCGCCCAGACGGGCGATCTGGGCGTCGGAGAGGTCCGCGATGTTGCCGATGTCGCGCAGGGTGTGCTGGAAATCCATGGCCTGTTTCACGGGCAGGGCCGCGCCGGCCACCATGCCCACCGTGCCCATGATCTCCGAGCCCTTTTCCTTGCGGACGGCGGACATCTGCTCGTGCCCGGCGGCGCGGGTTCTGGCCTGCCTGGTCTGGTCCATCAAGGTTGTAAGCGTCTTGTGCTGCCTGCCCACGCCAGCCAGCGACAGGCCGTATTCGCGGGCCTCCCGCCGGGCATCCGCCCAGGACCTGGCCTGCCCCTTGAGGGCCTGGCCCAATGCCCCGGCGCGCTCCCGGTTGCCGGAGCTCAGGGCCTCGCGGATGGCAGCCTTGTAGGAGTCCACCTCCCGCTGCGCGCCAGCCAGCCCCCCGGAAACGGCAGTGGACTTGCCCAGGCGTTTGATGGTCTCGTCCAGTTCTTGCGTTCTGCTCTTGGCGGTCTTAAAAACGCCGGTGAAGCCGCTGGCGAGAGTCGCACCGAGAACCAGCCCAAGAGTGAGTTTGGATGCCATGAAAACCGCCGTGTTCTGCCTGTCGTTTCTGGGTACCTGGGCCTACCGGGAACTCGCCGGGATGCCCGAGCCCGCCGGGACCGCCCTGGGCGTGGCCTTCGTCTGGTGGCTGGGGGCGCTGGTCGCGCAGGGCGTGTGGTATGTCGCCGCCCCGACCAAAGAGAATTTCGACCGCATCTAGCCCTCCCCCGCTTCCCTTTTCGCCTCTGCCAATTCGGCCCCCCAGCGGGCCAGCTCCACGCAGTCCAGGTCCAGGATCTCGGCAAGGCCCCATCCCGTGGACAAGGACAGGGCCATCACCAGCCTGCGCGCCTGGGGACCGGTCAGGACAAAAAAGCCTTCTGGAACTCCCTGAGCACCGTGTTGTAATCGGCGAGGTCCATCTCCTGGAGTTCGTCGGGCTTCATGCCCAGGACCTTGGCGATCAGGACCAGCTCGCGCTCGGCGTCAGTGGATGCCAGGTTGTGCGCCTCGATGGTATCTTTGGCCTTGGGTCGGCGCTTGAAGCCCACCTGGGCGAACTCCACACCGTGGACCTTGTAGGGATGCTTGAGGGTGATCGGCGCGCCCACCACGGGCGCGCCCTTATCCGAATCCTGCGGGGCCTGCGCTCCCTGCTCGTTTTCCGGCATGTCCATTCCTCCTTATTCGCCGATGCCCAGGTGGCCGCGCACGTCGGCCATCTGGTCCTCGCCGTTCACCTTGAAGACGAAGTTGAGCTTGTCTATTTCCAGGGCCTCGTCCTGATCGCCCACGGAGAGCTTCAGGTAGGTGCACTCCAGCTCCACCTCGGAGTCTCCGGGCTTGCCCACCTCGAACTTGCCCAGGGAACTTTTCTTGGTCAGGCCGTGCACCACCAGCTTGGCCGCGTAGGGCTTGAACTCCGCGTCGGCGGCGTCGTAGGCCTGGATGGAGCCGCGCAGATCCAGCTTGTGGGTCTTGGCGGCCAGCAGGCCCACGCCGTCCTTGGTGATGGTGCGGAACTTGAGCTTCACGGCCAGGGACTTCATCTGGCCGAAGGCGGGAGCCTCGATCTCGCCCAGGATGCCCGCGCCGGAGAGGCCCTCGGTCATGTATTCGATGGCGGGCAGCTCCGCGTCGGCCACGCCGATCACGTCGTTGCCCTCGCTGTAGACCTTGAAGTTGATGAGTTTGTCGGGGACCGTGTTGATCTGGGCCATGTGCGTTCTCCTTTAGGCCCCGTACAGGGCGGTGACGTAATCGGGGTCGTATTCCAGCAGGAAGGAGACGTCCTCGGCAGGAGACGGCGGCGTGAAGAACACATGGAAGCGCAGCTTGCCGTCCATGAGGTCCGTGACCGGGTTCTCGTCACGCTGGAAGGTCACGCGCCCGCCCAGGATGAACTCCCTGGCCGCCAGCCCGTTGAACCAGACGTTGTTGGAATCCACGATGGAGTCGATCAGCCTGCGCCGCCTGATGGGGCTGTCCACCTTGTGCCACCAGGTCAGGATCAGGGTGTTGCCCACCCAGTTGAACATGCGCTGGATGGCGATGAAGCTGTCCTTCACGTCGGTGTTGTCCGGGTAGGCGCAGGTGCGGTTGCCCCACAGGCGAAGCCCGCCCATGAAGTTGACCGCCGTGACGATGCCCATGGAGTTCAGGTAATTGGCCTCATCCAGGCCCATGAGCACCTCCTGGCCGTCCACCACCATGCCCTCGCAACGCAGCCGCTTGTTGGACGGGCTCTCGTAGGGGATGGACTCGTTGCCCCAGTCCACCTCGGCGGTGAGGGCTGCGGCGTGGGAGCTCATCCAGTGCGTCCTGCCGCCCAGGGTGAGGCGAGGCCAGCACAGGTTCATGAGCTCCGTGGTCAGGTTGTTCTGGGTTTTGTATTCCGGCACTGCGGAATACACGCCCAGGCTCTCGGGCGCGTCGATCCAGCAGATGCAGCGGAAGTGGCCGTTGATCATCACGGCCTTGGACTCCATGACGATGGCCACGGCGGGGTCCTGCGAGAAGCCCGGAGCCACCAGCTGGCCGGGCAGCATGCCGAACTTGGGGAACACCTGGTTCACAAGCTCCAGGCCGGACTTGGCCCCGGTGACGGGCTCCACGCCGCCCACGATGTCCGCGCTGACCACCCTGGAGGGGTCGCCGTGGCTGTAGTCCAGCGTCACCGCGCCCAGGGCCGGGATCGTGCCGGTGGTCTTGCGCACGATCACGCCCAGGGCGGGATCCAGGGTGTAGTCCGTGCCAGCCGCGAACGTCTGGGAGCCGTCGGCGTTCTTCACCGCCAGATCCTGTATGTCGTACAGGCCAAGCGCGATGCGCCCCTTGGCGTCGAAGGCCTTGGCCTGGGCCGCCACGGTGCTCCGGTGCTCGGCAGGATCGTAGACGTTGACGAAGATCACCGGGGCCATGGAGTAGAGGCTCAGGTAGACGTAGGCGAACTCGCACAGGGTGTATTTGGAATAGTCCTCATCGTAGCCGAAGAGCTTCACGAACTCGTCGAAGCTCGAGCACATGGTCAGGCTGTTGACCGGGCGCTCCCCTGCGGCCAGACGGTCCACCGGGGCCGTGCCGAACACCACGGGCAGGGCCGAATCCACCCGGCGCACCGGAACCAGATGCGTGGGCAGCTGCTGGGAATAGACGCCGTGACGAAACGCGATGGGCATGGCTTAGGCCCTCCTGGTCATGGTTTTGCGGACGTGGGCGAAGGAGCGGGCCAGCTCGGACACCGGGTCGGCCAGATCGCTCCGGGCCTGCCCCAGTTCCTCCATGGGCACGAAGAGGCTGGCAAACTCCGTGTCCCCCGCGCGCAGCGCCTCCACGGCAGGCGTGGCCTCCCCCCCCTTGAAATTGGTGAACTGCGCCAGGAACACCGCGCCGGTGAGCGTGGGTCCCACGTAGCAGAGCGTGCCGGACTGGCCGCCCTGGGGCTGGGCCTGTTTCTTAGCCATGATGATCCTCCTCATGATGCGACGTTCCCGGCATGGTCCAGCCGGTGTAGATTTGGGCCGCGTAGTACGGGGGTGCGGCAGGTTCGGCGCGCTTCCAGCGCGTCAGGTTGCCCTGGGAATCCTCCGTGAGGCAGTAGCGCTTCCCGTTTCGTCCCCCCAGGCTGCCACGCTCGATCAGGGCATGGCTCACGGCCATGGTCAGGTTGAGCATTTCGGCCTCACCGGCTTCGGGGTCCTCGGGTGCGTACGCGCCGCAGGTGAGGATCACGTGGGCCACGTCTGTGCCGGAGAGGCCCTCCCCGCCCTCCACGCCCACGAGCACATAGGGATAGGGGTCGGGACCATCCTGCTTCTTTGGCGGCAGGGACACGCCGATGAACACCTCGGGCGGACGCTGGCGCTCGGCATGCCCCTTCCTGGCCGGGCAGGTGGAGGGCAGCGCGGCCAGCTGCCCCGTCAGGAATTCCTTGATCGCCAGGGCCAGTTCGTAGGACACGGCTACCTCCCGCTCTCCAGCGCCCAGCCCACCTCGTGGGCCACGTTCTTCTCCAGGCGCTCGGACGCCTTCTGCGCGAGCTGCTCGCGGACCTTGTCGTTCATGAAATAGAACTGCACTGAGGGAGCCTTGAGCTCCGCGATGGGCAGACGTTTGTCGCCGACGCGCCGGAACACGCCGACATGACCGCTGCGCAACACGGCCACGAAAGCGCCCGCCACGCGCGAGGCCCCGCCGGAGCGGTACTGCTGGTAGCGAAGCCCTGCCTTGGGGCGGCGTTTGGTGACGCGCGAAGGCGTGGTCTTGTATTTGGTCATGGCCATGCGGCGGCTGTTGGGGTTGATCTCGGCTTTGACCTCGTCCCCGGCCCACCAGGCCTGCCGCACGAAAATGGCCTGGCGCACGATGCCCGCCTTGAGTGTGGTCTCGGCAGTGATCAGGCGCACGGCGTCGGTGCGCGAACCTTTGATGGATTTGTTCACGGCTCTGGACAGAGCCTTCCTGGCCAGGGCCGGAGCCATCTCGAACATGCCCACGGCCCGCTCGAAATCGCGGGTGGAGTACTGCACCTCGATCACGACTCGAACCTCCTGAGCACCAGCCGGGTCATGCCGTCCTGGTCCGCGCTTTCGGTCACCTCGACCTCCTGACCGTCCAGGGTGGTGGACTCGCCGGGCGAAAGCGCCGGGCAGTCGGCGGTGGCCGCGTGGATCTCCCAGACCACGGCGTTGACGGGCGCGAAATCGTTGATCTGGAAGTCGTGGCGTTCGGCAGGCTCCACCCGGCACTCCGCCACGGCCTCCAGGCGCACGCCGCCAAGCTCGATCTCGCGGGCGAATTCGTCCCGGTTCAGGAACACCGCGCCCACGTCGGCGCGCATCTGGTCCTTGAAGTTCACAGGGACGACTCCCAGGTTTCCTGGCACTCCACGCAGCGCACGGCGTCGGCAACGGAGGCGAGGCGCGCTGCAGGGATGAGCTCGCCGCAGTCCACGCAGATCACCGCGCCGGACTCGTCTCGCTGCTGCTGCTCCCAGGGTAGGATGCGGCGGGCGTTGACCGCCGCATCGAGAAAGGCTGCTTCGTGCCTCTGGGCTTCGTCGGCGGCGTCCATTATCGGGCCTCCACGAAGCTGATCACAGCCGCAAGCTGGGCCTGAAGGCCCCTGGCCCAAGCTCCGAAGTCGCGGGCGTGGGCCAACAGGTCTTCGGGCGTTACGGGGCGTCCAGGAA